ACCACGCGGCCGGATGCCGCGGCGCACGTCGCGACGCCATGCGGCAGGCCAATGGTGTCGAGCGTCTCGACGAGCTCGTCGATCGACGTGGTCAGGCTGTCGAGCGATATCTCCGGCGAGACTGTGACGATCACAGCCACGATGGATCAGTCCTCGGTGACAATCGAGCCAGACTTGACGCGCGGGATGACGCCCGACGAGATGGCGACGGTCGGCGTGATGCTTCCCTTGTACAGGATCGATCCAGCGCCAGACGAGCTGGTGCCGATCGAGAAGTGCGTCGCGGTCTCGCTGCCGCCGGTCGCCTCGGGGAAGTCGACGTTCGCGGCGAGCGACGCGGTGTTGCCGCTGATCGTGAAGCCGGCCACCGACCTCGCGACCGCCTGGCGCGCGTAGCTCGTGTAGGCGCACTCGTTGGTCGTCTGCGAACCCGCCTCGCCAGGATCGGACGTGTGCAGCGCGATGTAGAGGCTGCCAGCCGTGCTTGACCCGCGCAGGCCGGTCGCGTCGCCGACGTTCGCGATGTTGCTGTTGTTGAACAGCAGCTCGAGCAGGCTCTGCTCGAAGGCATTGGACTTGGACATGGCAGCTCCTGTCAGGCGAGGCGCATGACCAGCGACGAGCCGCCGAACTTGGCGCCATCCTCGCTGGTCGAGATTTCGGCGAGCGCGCGGCTGAACAGCTGCTCAAACTGAGGCACGCGCGGGTCGTCCATGAGGTAGACGGCCGCCGCAGCCAGCGCGCCGTAGAGGTAGGCGTCGGGGTAGCGCGTCAGGAGCGTGCTCGTCGGCGACGCATCCGACAGCGCCGTAACGCCGGTGATGTAGGCGATCTCGACGTCGTAGTCGTCGTCGGGCGCCGGCGCGAACTTGATCTCGCTGCCGATCACCGTGTACGCCACCGGCTTGCCGTTTCCTGTCGACGGGTAGTTCGTGTCGATGCCATCGGGCGACAGGTAGTCGAGCGTCGAGACCGGAGAGGTCAGCAGCTTGACCGACCTAACCGAGCGCAGGTCGCTGGGCAGCAGGATGTAGGCGTCTCCGACCGTCATCGTCGAGGTCGCGCGCTTCTCCTGGGCGCGCGTCTCGAGCGCGCGCGACATGCGCGCCTCGGCCAGCGCGATGAACTCTGGGATGCGATCGGTCAGGTCGCTGCGCGCGAGCCAGTTGGCGACCGCGGTCTTCAGCTCGCTGTAGGTCGTGATCGCCATCAGATGGTCGCCCCGATCGTGCGGAAGTGGCGGTAGTCGCGATGGTTCACGAAGTCGCGCCAGGCCTGCGGGTTGTCACGCGGCCAGCCGAACTCCCTGACCTTCGCCCAGAAGATCGCCGCCGGGATCTCTGCGTATTTCTGCGGGCCGCCGTGGCGCATGAACGACCCCCTGCCGACGTCGTTCTGCGCGGCCTTGTTCGCGTCGACGATGGCGTCGACGTTCTGCTCGAGCGCGAAGACTGGCGTGTCGCCGTCCCATTCGAGCCAGGTGCGCGTGCCGGTGGCCGGGTCGCTCTTGATGAGCTTCCGCATGAAAGGAACTCGCTGTTTTCTTGCAGAAGAAAGAGGGCGGCGAGTTGCCCCGCCGCCCTCCGCAGTAGTCGCGCTGCTTACGCGCCGGTCAGGTCGAAGACCGCCGCGTGCGCCTTCGGCGCCAGCACCTTGAGCGACCACTCCGCGATGATCGCGAACTTGGTCGCATCGCCCGTCGGCGCCACGTCGCTGACCGTGAAGTTACGGCCCGGCAGCGTGGTGATCGAGGCGTAGTCGGTGTCGAGCAGGAACAGGCGGTCGTTGCCCATGAACCGATCGACCACGACGTTCAGCTCACCGAAGTCGGAGCGGTACAGGGAGACGGCGCCGATGTAGGCCGCGTCCTTGTTCGCCGACGTGATGATCTGGTTCGTCGCCACCGAAGCCGACGACAGGTTCGAGAACACCTGCTTGTTCGTCGGGCTCATCGCGATGATCGACGGCTTGCCGCCGTCCTCGTAGGCCGCGAGCATCGCCGCGTCGATCTGCGTGATCGCCATCGCGCGGTCCGTGCCGGACAGCGTCGGCGTGTCGGTGCCGTCGCCGGTCGGCGCGGCGGACGACGCCGCCACGCTCACGTTGGTGATCCAGGTCGACAGCGAGCCGGCCTTGCGCGGATCGGACGAGCTCTTCGCCGTGTCGACGACGAGCGCCTTCTCGATGTCGCGACGCAGCTCGAGGCCCTTGAGCGTCTTGACGTAGGCCGTCTCGCGGTCGCGGCCGGCCTTGTCCACCGCGTCGAGCGTGCCAGAGACCGAGGCAGCCTTCACGCTGATCTGGTGGTAGTTGCCGAGGCGCGTGGTCGCCGAGGGGTTGACGTAGGAGTAGTCCGCGCCCTCGTTCTGGTAGTTGCTCGAGCTCGCCGCGGCCAGCTCCTGCACCTGCCACTCGGTGTAGACGGCGCGCGCACCCTCCTTCTTCAGCGCCGAGAAGATCGGCGTGTCGGTCGGGTCGATGCGGTAGATGACGTCCGCGAGCTCTTCGCGCTCGCCGACGGCGTTGCTGGTGAGATACGTCGCCATGTTGGATTACCTCGTCATCAGGAAGTCGATCGCATCATCGATGCGGCCGGACTTCGACAACCGGGAGAGAGCCTCCCGGCGGGCTTTCGAGGATGTGTCGCTCTTGCTCTGTGGCGTACCAGGCCGCGCCATCGCTGGCGCCGGCTTGGGCGGCTGCTTGTCGGCAAGGTTCTTCGACATCAGTTCGTCGAAGAGCATCGCTTTGCGCAGCACGTTCACCGCTCGGTGGTCGTATGACTGCGCGATCTCCGCATCGGAGAAGCCAGCCCGTTTCGCCCACGTCACGATCGCCTCGCGCTCCTTCGCCGCCTTCGTCTCGTCGCGCCATTCTGGGATGGCCTCGACGAGCCGCTGCCGCTCGACCGCCAGGTGCTGCTCGAGCAGCGCTCGCTGCTCGGCCTGCTGGAGTTGAGCGAGGCGCGCCTGCTCCGCCTGGATTGCCTGCGCCCGCTCCCGTCGATCACGCCAGGCGTCCTTCTGCCTGACGTACTCAAGCGGGTCTTCGGCGTAGAGCCTGTTCCAGTCGGGCTCGGGCTGCGCCTGGTTCATTTGCGCTTCGAGCTGACGCATCGTCTCGGCGTAGCGCTGCCTCTCGGCACGGGCCGCGGCGAGTTCCGCCTCGGCCTGCTTGCGCTGCTCCGCGATCGCTTGCGTCTTGCGGGTGTAGTCGGCGGTCCGCTGGTATCCGTTCAGCAGCTCGTCGAGCGTGACCTTCTGTTCCTGGCCGTCCACGCGGACGGAGAACGTCGGTTGCTCGGGCTGCGTCGGCTGCGGTGCCGGCTCATCCGTTGCCTGCTGCTCACCGGCCGCGGCGTCCTCGAGTTCGCCGCTCGGCTGGGCAGCCGGCTGTGTGTCGTCGGTGGTGGCCGCCTCGCTCGGCTTGTCCTCCGCAGGAGGGGCGTCGCGCGACAGCAAGAGAGATGCAGCCTGATCGAGGCTGATCGGTGCACTCCCCTCGCCGGGGTTGGTGCTGGTCGACATGTGTGTGCTCGTGTGTAGTGGCGAGATCCCTTGCGGGTTGTCTCAGGTTCCCCTTTTCAGAAGACGCGGAAGCGCCGCGCCTTCAGCTCGTCGAGCTCGCGCACGGCGATCCTTCCGCCGGCGGCTACCTGCTCGATGTGCTTCTTCACCGCGCGCAGCGCGTGCTGCAGGCGGTAGATCTCCTCGCGCCTCGCGGCGTCAGACGGCGCCGTCGCCGCCCAGGCCTCGGCGTAGCCAGCGGCGAGCGCGTCGAACGTCTCGGACCACAGCGGGTCGCGCATGAGCGCGTCGGCCTTGGCGCCGCGCTCTGCCTCGAGGCGGACCTTGTCGACGCTCACCATGCGCCGCTCGGATCTTGCTCGCCGGTGCCGGCGCTGAAGCCGGCAGGAGCGCCAATGGACCCGCCTATATCGCCTGGAGCGCGGCCCTCGCCTAGCCCTCCAAACGCGCCAGCAAGCCCGCTGCCTATCGGCGCCGCGTCTACTACGGGGCCGACGTCCATGCTCCTGTCGATGCCGGCGCCATACGCCAGCTGCGCCGTCTCGGGCGTGATGCCGAGGCCGCTGGCGTTGCCAAGGCCGAGCGCGCCGAGCAGGCCGCCGCCAAACAGGCCGCCGAGCTGCTGGCCGAACGACATCGCGGGCGCGCCGTAGAAGTCGCGCATGGCCTGGTTCGCGGCGATGTTGTTCGCGGCCATGCCGAGGCCAGCCATGCCGGCACCCCAGCCGATCGGCCCGCCGAGCATCGAGGCTGCAGTCAGCCCTATGCCGACCCCGCGGCCGATCGGCGACGCGCCGAACGCATTGCCGGGGTTGCGGTCGATCGATCCCATCGGGCCGCCCGGCATGCTGCCAGGACCGCCTGCTCCGCCTTGCGGCGCGAACGCCGATGGCGGCGGCGCGAGCTCGGCAGGCGCGGGAGGCGTGATCTGCGAGAACGGCCCAGGCGTGTATGGCCGCCCAGCGGGGTACTGCACCGGCTGCATGCGAGACATCCAATCGCGCTCAAGCCGGTCGTACTCGCGCAGGTACTGGTCGAGGAACTGGCGGTTCGTCGCCGCATTCGGGGTGACCGACGGCGGCGTCGACAGAAGGCCGTAGACTGCCATCAGCTTGGCCTCGCGATGTTGGTCGAGGCGCGCGGGTTCATGTAGAGCTCGCGCTCCTTCAGCGCCATCTCGGCGGCGAGCTCGGCCTCGCGCAGCTTGATATCCGCCGCGAGCTTGGCCTGCGCCATCTTGATGTCGTTCGCCGCCTTCGCCTGGTCGGCCTGCACCTTGGCCTGCACCTTCGCCATCTCGAGCTCGGCCGGCGACGGCGGCTTCTCGCCCTGCTGCTGCGCCATCGCCTGCATGTCGATCTGCGGCGCGAAGAACTGGCCGCTGTCCTTGAACCCGGCCAGCTGCACCAGCTGCTTGAGCGTGTTGAGGTACTGGTTGGGCGACACGACCGGGTTCTGCAGGCCGAGCTGCTGCAGCAGCTGCTCCTGCTTGCCCAGCACCATCATCAACGCCTGCATGCGCTCCTGCACCTGGCCGGTGCCCAGCCCGACATTCACGCTCACGTCGTACTCGGTCTTCCAGTTCCGCGGATCCATCGGCACGAACTTGCCGCGCAGGCGGATGATCTTCGGCCGGTTCTCGTACTTGGTCGCCAGATGCAGCAGCCCCTTGAACAGCGCGCGCATGCCGGTCTCGGCGAACACGCGAGCGATCATCTCGATCTTGCCCTGCGACGCCGACATCTGCGCCTGCACCGCGATCGCGGTGGTCGACTGCAGCTTGTCCGCGTCGAGGCCCATCGATGCCCGGTTGATGCCGGTGCGCTGCTCGCGCACCGCATCGAGGTACTCGAGCATGCCGAAGGCTTGCTGCCCGATCTGCGGCACCGACAGCGGCGACACCATGCCAGGCGCCGCCGACCTGACGATCCCGCCGGGGCGGTTGGTCAGCAGGTCGTCGAGGTTCACCTGGCCGTCGACAACGACGACGCGCGAATTGTTCGAGAGGTAGAGGTTGTCGAGCAGCTGGCGCAGCACCGTCGACTTGATCAGCTGCAGATCCATCACGAGCTCGGCCAGCGAGCGGCCGACGAGCTTGTGCGGCATGAGGATCGGCGACACTACCGCGAAGGGGATGTGGTCGAACGGATCGTTCGCCGCGACCTCCATGTCCTCGCCGAAGCACACGATGCGCCGCAGCTCGGCGATGCCGTCGCCGTCATAGTCCACGCGCGCATAGCACTCGGTAACGAGCACGGTGCGCTGCGAGTCATCCGCCGGATCGTTCTTCGCGAGATCCGAGAAGCGTCGGCTGCGCTCGGCGTCGGTCTCGAGGTCGGACGTCGCGCCGGCCTTGCTCTCGACCAGGTCGCGGTCATAGCCCATCGCGATGAGGTCGGACGCCGTCATCTCGACGCGATGCGCGACAAAGCGCGCGTCCTCGAGCGAGCGCGCACGCTTGTTGGCGAAGAACTCTTCCGGCGGCACGTTGTCGACCTTGATGCAGCCGTACTTGCGACGGCGGCGCACCGTCACCTCGTGCGACACGATCTGCGGCGACACCATCACGCCGCTCATCGGATCGATGACCGCGGCCTGCAGCACCTTCTGCTCGTGCTCGACGACCTCGACCGCCTGGTCGCTCACCAGCAGCGCGAACTCGGGATCGCTCAGGCCCTCGTATTCCTCGGTCGACGTCTCGACCTTCTCGTCCCACCAGAACTTGACCACGCCCATCTTGTTGAGCAGCGCGTCCTTGAACCAGTTGTGCAGGATCGTGAAGCCGGCGTTCTCGTTGTTCAGAACCCAGTTGACGTACTCGCTCGCCTGCTCGGCCGCCTCGACGTCCTCCGGCCCGCGCGGCATGAACCGCACCGCCTCGTCGGTCGACGCGAAGATCCGCATGAGCGACGGCATGACGTACTCGATCGTGTCGGCGACCTCGGTCGACACCACCGACGAGCGGCCTTCCTGCTCGTTGCCGAACTTGGCGCCGAGGTAGTAGTCGCCAGCCTTCTGGCGCTCGTTGCC